GCGTATCATTAAAGTGATAAACCAGTTTGTAATTATCATTCCACACCGCTTGTGATCCATACGCAGAATCAGCCGCAGGTTCCGTGCTGACCCCATCGTACCAGACAAGAATTTCAGTATCGATGGCTGCCGGCAACTGATGGATCTTTACCCACATCTCACCGTTTTTTGCTGTTGTGTCAATAGCCACGATCTCTCGGGCTAATTGTGTTTCCCCGTCTGCCTTGGTAACCCGGATATCACCGCCATCAGATCGACAAACATCAAATAAATCATTTGAATCTTCTTTTGCCAAATCTGACAATGCAATTAAAATGGGTATGTCTACATGAACCACATCCGATGTTCCGGAGACTAAATCGTGGTTAATGGTTATTTTTTGGTAGGTTGCTGTCATTGTTATGTGTTCCTATAAGCGATTTCAACATCATTAATCAAAATGTGAATCTTGCTTGTGTCAATATCGGATGAATTGGCTTTGTTGAAGTAAGCATCGACAAAGAATTGCCCCTCCGCTTCGCTTTCGAATGTTTTGGTGTATGGGTTTGATGACGTGTATCCATCAATGTTAAGTTCATCTTCCCAGCAGTATATTCCGGTCGCAGCAGACGCTTCCGTAATAGAAGAAATGGCGTCTGATATGGTTAAAGATCCGCCGTTCAGTTCTATGTGGCCGTGTTGATCAATAATCCAGCCGTCCGTGCCCTCAACGTAGTTTTCACTTTGAATGGTCATGGTGAAAATCTCGCTGGAGTTTATATGTCTGGCTTCGATCTGATCACCAAAAATATGATTGGCAAAAACAGCGTTATAGGCTATGTCTTCGGTACCAGTTTGCAAAGAAGCACCAGACACCGGCTCACTCCATTCTGATTGGTTGCCGGAGGTATCGACCGCTGCTATTCGATAATAATAGACAATACTGGATTCGTAGTTGCCTTCACTATCCAGATTGAATGCTTCGCTCAGGGTATCGGTGAAAAACGTAACCTTGAATTCGCCAAGATTTACAACATCGCTGGAAAAGCTTTCGCTGGTAGACCGCTGCACAACATAGTGATCCATGTCATACTCAGTATTGGTGTTCCAGGTCAAACCCATGACCTTGAAACCCGGAACGATGTTGAGTTCCGTATCAAAGGTAGGCGCAGATGGGGGAGTGGCGTCTCCTTCTGTCGTGTGATAAACCATTTCACAATAATCAGAAGACTTACCGTCTTCATCCACTGAACACACCGCGCATCCATATGATGTTGCTACTGATGCCGTCCAGCTATATTGATTTTCAGTTGTCGTCCACTCCGCAGATTGATTAGCTTCAACGTCGAGAAGTAAAACTTTATAATGGCTGAAGGCGTCTAATGTTTCGGCATTAACGCCCCAAGCGGCTTGAAGGTTTGCTACGCTGACACCGGTCTCTTCGTTTGTTGAGATTGTGCTGGTTAAAGTTAAGCTGTCCGGTACCGAAACGTCCGTGTTCGCGCCTGTATTTATAAATGCATTGCATTCATTTGCGTTTTCAGACTCTATTCCGGATGTATCAATGGCTTTGATTGAATATGTCGCCGTGACATCCATACTTTCTGAAATATAAATAGAAGCTGCGTTATCTATGGTTGAAATAACTTTTGTTCCATTGATCCAGCGGCTTTCTGCACCTGGGACTTGTTCTGTAAAGACTATACCCGCGATACCGGGCTCTGCGGTTGTAATAGTTCCAGTGCTCAGTGTGATCGTGTTTGCTGTAACTGAAACTATCGTGTATTCACCGTCATTAGACGTTGACCCTGAAACAGTGAACGTATCGCTGGCTTCAAAACCTGCGGTAATAAAGCCCCCTGCAGAGTCCGTGATTGTATCTGCGTTTTCACCACCGTCAACAAATGAAATGGTTGTTCCATCTGTCGGGGTATATGTTACCGGATCTTCCACTGCGGTAGTTTTTTCAGCGAATGCAACACCGGCCACGCCGGGTTCTGCGGTCGTGATAGCCCCGGTATTTAGTGTGATTGTACCTGCGGTTACCGAAACTATAGTATAATCGCCGTCATTGGACGTTGACCCGGAAACAGTGAATTCATCTCCAGCCTCAAAACCTGCGGCGAGGAATCCATTTACAGAATCTGTAATGGTATCTGCGCCTCCCCCGCCATCCACGAACGTAATAGTTGTTCCGTCTGTTGGGGTATATTCAGCGGAGCTTGCTACTACAGTGTTGACCAATCTGATTTCATATCGGCTTAAATCTAAATTAGACACCGGTGACCAGGTGAAATTAACCGCCCGGGTCGAGACATTATATGACGCCGAAAATTCAGTGATATCATCTGGAGGCGCTAATTTTCCCTGGATTGTAATTGTGGTCGTGTTCTGGCCCGTATCGATAAGTCCTTGGCCGTCCAGTGTCACGTAGATTTTATATGTGTTGCCGACGGTTAAGCCTGATGTAATGGTGTACTGGCATGTATTGGACGTACCGACTTTCTGTGCTGCAGTGCCGGCGGTTTGATCTTCGAGCCAAATCCCCCAGGTGTTTGACACGAGACTGTAAGCCCGGTGCCATGTGACATTAACGTTGCTGACATAGCTTGCGTCTGAACTGTAAGCCAGGAACTCATCAGCCATGACTTGAATGGCTTCCTGCTTTCTATCTTCCCAGGTCTGTTCTTCAATGACATAATCGTCATTGGCGGTGTAGATTTCTTCAATGTATTCCAGGCCGATAATGGATCTTGTCAGTTCATCTTTTTTCGTGACAGATGTAATACGATACTTTTTAATGTAAGTATCAGCCCGGCCAAATGCATATATATCACTGGTGCTTGGCACGGATTCCCATACGATTGTTACCGGCAGGGTCTGAAACGGTTCCGAAAAGTCAGAGATCGAATTCGTATCTATGGTTTTTTCAACAAGTGTGTCATCGGATAACCGGACTTTGATTTTATAAACATAACTGGCTTCTAAATAGACGGGCTTGTCCAATGTTATATAAGGATTGGTACCGAACTCCCCATTGCCGGCATCCTTAACTACACCGCCAATGTCTGACGCGATGTAATTGACGGATTCATGTTGAAATTCAAAGATGTCACCCACAACGCATGCAAATGAATCTAAAAATGCATCAAACGTAACGACCCGGACAAGGAATCGATTGGAGTTGAGCCGATAAACCCCTTCTCTGATCGCCTGGGCCTGGGAAAAACTTGCGTCAAATGCAACGGTGGCTTTCTGTTGCTGCGTGCTGGTTTCGTTGATGTAGTCATCTGAAAAAACGGTAACGATCTGTCTGGTATAATTCCTATCCGGATCCGAATATTCGATTTCAACCGCCGTTGCCCGGTCCCTTTGCGGCAGGTACTGCATTGAGAAAGAGCCTTCAACGATATTTCCCATGGTAAACAGGTGTGAGACCGTGTCGTCTTGCTTGTCAATGAAAACACCGTACTTGGTGTTTCGACGAATGATAACGGCCCGGCCCATTTTGGCAATTTTTTGAACCTGTTCCCAGACATTGCCACCCTGGATGACGGTGTTTATCTCAATGCGTTTTTCTTCCGGATCTCCCGTTTCTGCAACATTGGTATCGCAGAACTCCGCCCACTCATAAAATTCGTCAAAGATAATCCTTGATACCGGAACTTTATGTTGAATCAATATATCATAACAAATCCATGCTGGATTTTTGGCGGACTTGGCCATCCATGCCGAATTATTTTCATCATAGACCTGAACACTGTCCAAAGATGTGATACAGGTTAAAGCCGGAATACTGGAAGAAAGCTGATCTGTTGCCAGGACTTTTAATGCGTATTTTGCCAAGCCCGGGTAGGTTAATTCTTCTTTGAGAATTTCCTGAACCGATGACAAACGAATATTGTTCCGGCCCTTATAGCTTTCGATGACGCTGTTGGTTCGAATGAGATAAATATCGTAATTGTTTAATGGCAGATTATCAAGCGTAACAACTTTTTTAATACCGGACGTTGTTTTTCCGCTCCACTCCTCGTCCGTTACAAAGACATTCCAGTTTTCTTCTCCGGTTACTTTGTATTTGATCGTATATGTGGCTTTGCGGGTTTCTAAGTCACCATCGTCACTCGTATAATAAAAACCGGACGGTGCGCTCAGTATTAAATCTATCTTCTCGCATTCACCTTTTGTTTGATATGTGATGGGCGTATCTTCAGTGATTTCGCTGCCAATGTCGTTTTGGGTAACCAGTTCGCTGAATCCAGGGATCAAATCATCACTTAACGTACCAAGTTGCGTATAAGTTGTGCATTCTTTGTAATATTCCGCCGGGTTTTCATTAACCAGGATATCTGAGATTGAATCCAATTGATGGTCACAGAGCGCATTGAGGACATAAAGCGTTTCTTCTTCTTCATCTTCGGAGATCTTAACAAACTGATTGATCGTGTGGCCGGCGACTTTGTTGGTGCCATAATACCGGGGGATATAAACACCTTCGTTAGATGTTTGGCTTAAAACTCCCCATCCATACGTTGTATCTGAGTCATAATCGCTACCTGAATCCATACTTGGTGCCAATGCGCTTGCAAGCATGGACATACCGTAACCAATGACGAACATGGTGGCTATGTAGGTTGCGCCGTAAACAAATGCGGTTCCTGCTCCCAGATATAGTGCTGTTGAAAATGATCCGACAGCTACGCCAGTTCCAGCGGCTGCTCCAGCAATAGTGCCTGCAACTATCCCAGCAATAGTTCCTTCCTGCCGAGGGCAAACAGCAATTTTATCCCCGTCATTGATTGCCACACCGGGGTACGGGTCGGTAACTATCAGTCCATTCTTGGATACAACCCAGGTAATATCATCAAAATCCGATGGGATTTGACCATTGATGTAATGATCAAGGTTTTTCCCTGGAACGAATACCAGATCAATTTTGATGGAAATTTCAGGATTTAACGGGCTGGGTATTTTAGCAAGAAGGACCGACATATTTATAGAACCCTTCTATCTTTTGTTTTTGAATGGTAGACAGGCGCTGCACGACGACTTTTGTCTTCAGCGTGATGTGTATGACCCGGCCCTTCCCGATATAAGTGGCAATGTGATTTGCAAAGCCCGGGTTGCTGGAAAATATCTGTACACCACAGGGGACCATCAGTCGATTGGTGCGAACCCAGTATTGTGCCATTTGCTTTTCGATTTCCTGCTGCGATGCCCTGGCGCATTCCAGAACGGAAATGTTTGTTTCCGGCAATTCAATGCCGTACCGGTGAAAAACTTCCCGGGCCAGGCTATAGCAATCGAACCCGCCGGGGTTTGCCCCGGACAGTCCGGTTCCGCCGGGTTTAAATGGTAAACCGATAATGTCATTAAAAGAAGGTGTGGTCATCCTTGATATCCTAACCTGCCGATGGCCGGCATGCCGCCAAATCTTTCTTGATTGCCAAGTTCTTTACATCGCGCGAATGTTCGATTGCATTCAGTCTCGGTCCCTGTGTATGCACACCGGTCATCATCAAGGCCGGTATACCGGCAGAAGTTTTTAAGAAACCGGTTTGGTGTGCATTTTTGATTCAGCAGGTTCTCTGCGCCAAGCTTGAATGTAATGATGGATCTTGAATCTATTGAAGTGGATAATACTTCCATGGATTCTTCTATTTCGGGTGTTGGACTGCTCAATTGAGTAGAGAGAACCGTATAAAGTGTTACCGTTGCACCGACGGCCCCGTCGTATTTATCAATGATCGGAATGATTTCCTGCGTAATGTCATGAAACGAAATAGATACGTCTGGGATCTGTGCTTCTTTGGTTTCTTCAATTTCCGGTTTTGTGAATGCCACCGGTGTCCAAGAGTACCCATTCCATGAAACCGGTTCGTCATATGAGCAAATCCGAACAGGATCTTCGGTGCTGTATTCAAACTGGACAAGATCGATCCAAACAACACTGGATATTAATTTATTTTTATCCGTGGTTGCTTCGGTTGAAATTTCAAGAGGCATTAGAGTTCTCCTATTGTCATTTCAGCTTTCCAATATCCGACAGCGGCGTATTCGTACTTTATTTCATCGCTTACAAAATAGACCGTATAGGTGATTCCTGTTTCGAAGTGCGTCCAGGTAAATTCAGCGGACTGATTGTTTTCAAAAAAAGTTCCCAGCGTTGCTTTATCTGCAGACGGCAAAAAATCCCATTGCAAAGAGAATTCTTTTTTAGGGATTCTACCGGAAGATCGAATTCTTGTGTGGCCTGAGTCCGATGTCTTCTTTGTCCGGTACGCTTTTTGTGTCTCAGAAATATTAGATGGTAGCTGTATGTCGCAAAAAGTTGTCATATATTATGCATAACAAATTATCTAAATAAATTGCAAAACGATGTGATTAATACATCGTTTTGCAATATCTTGATTACGACGAGACGGCCATTTTCATTGCGGATTTGAAGTTGCCGGTGTTCTTTTCTGCCGCCTCAAGGATAACGCCGATGACCATTTTCTTGCTGGCCGCATCCCATTTGATTTGACCGTCCTGTTTGGCCGATACCGGCTGGCCGTTGTTTGAAATATTTATTTCAACTGAAATGTTTCCCATATTGTCGTTATTATTGTTTGCACTGGACGCTTCCACCCCGAGATTTCCTGATGGTAATCTGGTTAGCGGCATAACGGCCTCCGGTCCGGCTTCACCTATCATGGCCGTACCAGTGGCATACCTGCGAATGTTCGTATCCGGCAGTAATGTAGGGCTGCCGACGATTGAGTTGCTGTACCCGCTGATGGATGAGCCGGACAATACGCCGCCGGTAGCAAACATGCCGGATATGGCTTCGCCGGCCCAACCAATCACGCCTCCAATTGCATTTGATCCACCTGACGCATATTGTTGACCGAGTAATGCATTGTAAATGGTTTGCTTGGCGATCATGTTGGTCAAGCCGGTTATGACGGAGTATGCCATGCTTTTAAATGCATCTTTGGCGGATTCCGTACCTGTGATCCATGCCGTTGTTGCATCAACAACGCCGTCAATCGCCCCGCCGATGGATGTTTCAATGATCTGGCCAATGGTCTGGTAGTCTTGCATTAATTTTGTTGCAATATTATCGTCTATCAAACCGATATCCGTTGCTAATGGATTCTCTACTTCTGGGTTTGAGTACAATCCTTTTCTGTCTTTGTTGTTGAGTTCGTTCATTTTTTCTTGTTTTATCCAATCAGCCGTTGGTTTTCCATGTTCTGTTACATTCAGTTCATATTGATCCTCTATTTCTTGTTTTCTTGTCCTGTAATTTTCTTTATTCATGATTTGATATTTACTATAATAATCTTGCCAAATTTTTTCTTTTCCAGCTACTATCTCTTTTTCAAGATCAATGTTCATTTTTTTACGTATTAATAGAAGTGTTTCTTCATCTACTTTTTGTTTTCTTAACAAATTTATTGTGCTGTCTATATAATTTTTATGCGTTGCCAGTCTCTCATCTGAAAAAACACCTGCACTCCACTTTTTATCAATACCTTCCTGGAAAGATAAGTTTGATTTTGCAGCGTTTAGTTTTTCATTAGCATCAATATATGCGTTTATTTCTTCTTGGATATCTTCTTTTGACTTGCCGTTAATACTTACAATGTTGTCATATTCTTTAGATGTGAATAATTTTGCAATGGAATTTTGTTTCTTTTCAATTAAATTGGATAAATTTTGTTCGCTGGTGTAACCGGATATTGTAGACTCCCAATTCGACAAGTTAAGATCAGTCTTTATTCTATTGGCCTCTTTATCAATGGCAACATTATCATCGTTGTACTTTATCGTTCTCGTCAAATCTTTTTCCGTAAACTTATCCGGATGAAGCAGGTGTCTGTTTTTGGCCTTGAGGTTTTTGATCTCTTTTTCATATTCAATTTGCTGGTCGGATGAATACTTATAACCCTTCTCCTTTTCAGTGTTGATCCTGATCTGGATTTTTTCGATCTCGCTTAAATTTTCTTTAACGGTCGAAAGAATATCTTTCTCTTCTTTTGGGAGCAGTGAGTTTTTATTGATATCACGAAGTTCCTTCGGCAAGTCAAGGTCTTCTCCTCTTAACTTGTCAAGCTGGTTTTGCAAATTCTTTGTCAGGATAGCCCGTTGCTTGCCGACCAGAAGATCAACGTTTTCTGTATTGCCATGGGTCCGGAAGATATTGGCAATCGTTTTTTCAAAGTCTGTCTTATTGAGATCCTCGACGGTTTCTTTGAGATTTTTAAAGGCACTATCAACACTCTTGACCCGTTCAGTTGTGGATTGCCAATCAAGTTTCTCTATTTTTTGGTTGGACACATCGAGAGCATCGATTAACTTTTGGTGGGACACTGTATCGTATTCGAATGGCGGCAAATTATTCAAATCTGATATTATATCAGCCCTGATCTGCTTTTCTTTTAAAATCTCTTCATCAAAGTTGTTTGAGCCCGGGACAGCTAATCTTTCCCTATTTAAAGATACTTCCCAGTTTGATTTTGTTTCCGGGCTGCTCTGCAACAAACGGTCAAATTTAGAAGAATAGGCTTTATAAGTAACAAACCCCCCGCCTTGTGTGATATTCTTTCTGGCGGCGTCTACTTTCTCCATGGCAATTAAAATATTCTCAAGCTCTTTAGGCATAATGCCCAGTTCTTCGTTAACTGCTTCTAAATCTTCTTTCCATACCTCCCATGAATATTCATAGTCTTGGAGATTTATTCCCGTTGCATTGGCTTCTTTTCTGTTTTCGGCTTCTTTTACTCTCTTTTTAGCATCTTCCATCTCTTTGATTCGTCTGTCGTTCTCTGCTTTTTGCAAAATAAGCTTATTTTTTTGGCTTTGACCAGATACCTGAATAGAGTAACCGGTTTTTTCTTCCACCATGGCAGACTTTCTTGCGGCAATTTGTTGTTCTTTGATTTTTTTATTTCTATTTTTTAATTCAGAAATGATGTCTTCTGATTGTGCTTTGTAGTGATTCAGTTCATCATTGGAAAAATTTGCTATTTTTTCATTTGGTAATTTGTTTAATTCTCTTATTTCCTTTAACTCTTTTTTGAACTTCCTAATATCATGTAGATGTTTACCGACTTTCCACACGCCCCAGGCTGCTATCATTGCCAGAATTGCAGGTCCAACACCAAGAAGAGT